TTCCTCGGTGACTTCGGTCATGCGTTTACACCCATGCCAGAAGTATCGGCCTAAAGTGTGCCGTAGGCAACGGCGACGGCGCTCGGGTTGTCGATCCAGACGAAGTTCGCGTCAGGTGTCGCGCCGCCGCTCGACTGCCGCACCTCGATCGTGTCACTGATGGACAGCGACGCGGTGGCCGTGCCGCCCGGCGTGATCGTCGCCCACGCGCCGCCGTTGATGCGGTATTCCGCATTGCCGGCCGACGGAGCTGCTGCCACGTCCACGGTGTGCACGCCGGCCGCTGCAACCACGAAGGACGCCGACGGCCCGGTGTCGATGTTGCCGCCCAGGTAGAACAGCCCTTCCCAGACCGAAGTCGGGACCACGCTGTGCGACATGGTGTAGCGGCTCTCCAGGTTCGTCTCGCTGCCGATGTCGTGCCGCGCCGTGATGTCGATGCGGATCTCGTTGGTGCCGTCCAGCTCCATCTTGTCGATGATCTCGTTGCGCGGAACCGAAATCGTGCCGCTGCCGGTTGCCCAGCCGAAGCCGGCGGTTACCGAGCTGGCAATCTCGACGCCGTCGGCGAACACCTCCACGAGGTACTCGGTGCTTGCATCCACGCTCGCGTTGTCCTGCAGCATCTCGTCCACCTCGTCGGCGGTGTCGAATGCGCGCCGCCACCAGTCCACCGCAAACGTGTAGCCGTTCTCGCCGCCGCTGGTCGCGTGCTCCAGGTTCGGCGTGTTGTACAGGTTGCCGATCGTCGTGAACGTGGCGCTGTTGTAGATCGGCCCAGTCGGGGCGTAGGGTCGGATGGCCCGCTTCGCCATCTGGAAGCTGATCGCGGTCAGCGATCCGTCGGCGATTTGATCGTCACCGGACCGCATGGCCAGCTTGATGTCCACGTTGTCGGTGTTCGGGAAGGTGGTCGAGCTGACGCCGGCGCCCACGAACACCAGGAACACGTCGTCACCTGCGGTGTGGTTGCCCTGCACCGAGTCGAGCGCGCCGCGGTAGACGTTCTGCAGGTCCACGTCGGAGCCGTTGTTCGCAGCGTCAGCCACCAGCATGAACTCGTTATTGACCAGCACCAGCTGCGCCAGCTCCACGCCCAGATCCTGCAGCGTGGCGGCGTCGTTGAAGACGGTTTCCAGCCGGGACTGCGAGTCCGGCGTGGCGGTCAGCGTGATGGTGGAAGTTGGGACCGCACCACCTGCAGCCAGATTTGCATCCAGTTGCCCGATGCGCATCAGCTGGTACACGTCGCCGGCCTCGGCGTAGCTGCCGGCCGGGGTGCTGACGGCGTGCCGCTCGCGGATCTGGAAGATGACTTCGTTCGACTGCCGGCGAGCAGCGGCGAACACCTTGGCGGCGGTTGGGTCGCCGTTGTAGTTCGGGTCGCGCACCAGGATGCCGCGCGGGCATTCGATGGCCAGCCGCTGGGCAGTCGGGTAGTCGGCGAAGGTGAACGCCGGCGGCGTCCAGCCAGTCGCGGCGGGCGAGCCCATCGACGCGGCGGCGAACTCGAACACGTCCTGCACCACGGTCAGCGACATCTTGTTCGCCTGCAGGGTGCCGTAGTCGATGCGCGTGATCCGCATCGGCAGCTGCACGAAGCCCAGCGCGACGTTCGTCCATGCGACCACATCGCCGACCGACATCACGCCGTTCGTGGCGCTGTAGTACTCGTCGCGGCTGACGACCAGCGTGCAGCGCGCCAGGGGATAGCTCTGCCCGCGCAGTTCGCGCCATGCGAGGTTCGACGCCAGATCGGCATCCTTCACGCCAGGGAACTGCACGGAGCCCACAGTGGACTGCGCGCCGCTGATGGTGCCGTCGCCCTGGATCAGCGCGTTGGCCGTGTCCTGCGCGAGCGCGAACGACTTCTTGTAGTCGTCGCTGCGCTTGTCGAAGCCGGCCTTGATCGTGTTGGTGGTGTCTTCCCAGCTGCCGCGCGTGAAGTCCCGCACCTCGGCCACGTTGCTGTCGGTCAGCTGCGGCACGGTGCCGATGGTGTAGTCGTTCCGCGCCAGCTTGATGGTCCACAGACCGGTCAGCTGCGACAGGAAGATCACGCCGTCGATCTGGCGCTGCAGCTCGTTCAGCAGTTCCTTCGCCGACATCTCGCGATCCAGCAGCATGCTGAACCCGTTCCCCTCGGTCTTCAGGGTTTGGCCGGCGGTGCGCAGCGCGGTCAGGTCCACGTCCGTCGCGGAGAAGCCGAACCCGAACTCGTTGTTCGTCAGCAGCTCATAGACCACGTTCGCCGGGTTGGCGTCGTTCGTGTTCACGATGTGCTCGCTGCCGGTCTGCGCCCCGAACAGGGCGGGGAACCGCTGCACCTCGAACGACCACGGCTTGATCGTGGTGCTGGTGCCCAGCAGGGCGCCGAACTCGGTGCCGACCGCGGCGGCGCTGGTCAGCTCTCGCGCGAGCACGTAGCAGGTGCCGTTGTAGGTTGGGCACGTCTGGGTCGTGGCGGTGGTGATCCGCTGCCGGCCGACCTGATCCAGCCATGTGCTCTTCGCCTGCGTGCGCGTGCCGGGGAAGTAGTCGCACGTCGCGGTGACGCCGCCGCTGCCCAGCTCGGTGCCGCCGAACAGCTCGGGCTTGTCGATGTCGAACGTGGTCACGGTGCTGACTGCCGGACTGGCCACCAGATCCTCGCCGATCCACACCTTCTTCAGCGTGACGGGCGTGGCCTCGGTGCCGCGGCACAGCGCGAACTGGACGCCCACCGAGTAGGTGAATCCCTTCGTGATGGTCTCGCTGGACCACAGCCCGGTCTTGATCTTCTCGGTGATCGCTTCCTGCACAAGGTCGCCGTACCAGATGACGTTCGGCCCCTTCTGGCGGACCGTACCCCAGACCAGCGGAACGGGGCGGCCCTCGGTGGCGGTCGGGAATTGGAAATCCCCCAGGCCGGCGGGGCGCGCGTTCTCGATGTTGGCCTTCGGCCGCAGCAGCTCGGACAGAACGACCGAGACCACGAACAGGATCAGGGTCACCCAGATGGCCAGCTGCGGTTCGTCAGGCTGCCGCACGTAGGTCATGTCGGCGTAGAAGCGCATCAGCCCGCCGACGATGATCGGCACGCCGAGCACCCACTGCACGGGCTTGGACAGGGAGCGGAACCAGAGCTGGAACGGCTCGAACGGGTCGCGGATCTCGTGCATGGTTAGGATCCCTCGACGCGGGGCAGGCCCGTCTCGAAGATGTTATCCAGGGGGACGTAGTGGAAGCCGCCGAAGTTGGCGACGTTGTCGAACACCAGCGCGCAGTCGCCGGTCAGGATGTGGTCGCAGCCGGCGAAGCACTGGACGTTTACACCCGTCGGATCGCTGGCGAACGGCAGCAGCATGGTGATGGTGTCCACCGACTGCGCCAGGACCATGCGGAAGTCCTGGTCACCGGTCAGCGTGCTGATGTAGCCGCCGACGTAGTCGATGCCGCTCGCGTTCAGCCCGGTGATGGTGATCGTGTTGCCGCTGATCGCGGACACGTTGCCGATGAAGTCGAAGCTGGACGGGTCCACGCCACAGTTGTCATCGTACAGGATGTGGTTGCACGAGCCCATGAACGAGAAGCGCGGGATGTTGCGGTTCATCGCGGACTCGATCGACCTGCACGCGAACTCGGCGCTGTTGCCGTTGTTCGGGAAGCGCACAGTGGCCACGCGCCCCTTGAACAGCAGGATCTGCGTCGCAAGGCTGGGCTCGTCGCGCTGGTAGCGATAAATCTCGATGGCGCACTTCTGCCCAGGTGGGACCGTGATATACTGCTGCGGCAGCGTGCCGCTGCTCGGCATGGTCACGTTCAGCGTGCGGTTGCTCTGATCGCTGCCTTGCTCGATCTTGCTGCGCGAAATCGCCAGGGACGTGTAGGTGTCGGACCCGATCACGATGGAGTCTTCGGCACTGGTGAAGCGGTAGCTGACCACGCCGAGCGTGAACTTGTACAGCTCGATCGGCCTGCTCTGCTCCAGGCTGCTTTCAAGGGTTGCGAAGTCTGCCATGGGATGCTATGCGTTGTCGTCGAACACTTGGACCACTGGCATGGTTGACTGGGCCAGTCCGATCCGCGGGTGGGTGATGGGTACGGTATCTGCGTCGAAGCGCACCAGCTCGTAGAACTCGATGCGGCTGATGTTGGCCACGGGGATGTTGTCGGGCCACGTATCCGTGCCGACCGTCAGGCGCTCCGTGGTTGCGTCCACCTCGGCCACCGCGGTGATGGTGCGAACCAGCTGCACCTCGCCGGCGCCGATGTCGTAGGTGATGCGGAAGATGGTCTTGCCCAGGCGGCTTTGCACGAACCGCTCGTACTCGATGTTCTCGATGTCCAGGGTGGACGTGCCGACGTTCAGCTGCGCCTTCACCTCCAGGTCGTCGATGAACGTCGGGATGTAGAACGCCGTCTGCCGGCCGCGGATGGATGTCAGCATCTCACGGAACGCGATCTGCTCGGCGCGGTTCCGAAGAACGAAACCTTTCTGGTGCTTCCGCTTGTTGCGATCCCACGGCGACGACTGGCTGATGACGCCGGTGCTGTTGTCGATGCGGTGGATGCGCCGCGTGTACTCCACGGGCATCGTTCCCCCCTCGACCACGTTGCAGCCGTCCATCAGGACGCGGCTGTTGTAGGTCGAGTATGCCGACACGTCGCCGGTCAGCACGCCGGTGTCGTTGTCGGTGACCAGGAAGCGCACCTTGAACTCCTCCAGCTCGTTCTGGTGCCGGCGGCCGGTGACGGCGCCCAGCACGATCGCGGTGCGCATGGGCATGATCGTGGTGCCGGCGTCGTATGCGTTCACGCTCGGGTCGGCCGACACGATCGTGGTGGCCGTCATGCTCGCGATCGTGATCACGTCGAAGGTGTTGCGGTCCGACAGGACAACGGCGAGCCCGCCCACGCGCAGGTCCACGTCGGCGGTGTTCGCCACGGAGTAGGTCGTGGTGCCAATGGCCACCGAAGCGGACAGCTCCAGCTTCTCGTGCCACAGCGGGAACCCGAACTGGTTGTTCGTCCAGTCCATCAGCAGCGACTGCATGCGCTGGCGGTCGGCGCCGTCCAGCAGGTAGGTCACGTCGAACATCTGCCGCGGGTTCTTCCGCAGCGCGATGCGTTGTTCGTTGCCGTCCAGCGCGGTGATGATGTCCGTCAGCCACGCCAGGGTCTCCTGCACGGGTGCCTCGTATTCCATCGGCATCAGCACAAGGCGCACGCCGGACAGCAGCAGCTGCACGTTGTTGGCGCCGGTGATGTTGAACACCACGGAGTCGTCGAAGATCGGCAGGCCCTCGGTCGCGGCGACCACGTCGCGCTGCACCATGGTGCCGAGCACCTGCGGGCTCACCAGCTCGTTCTGGCCGGTGGTCGTGCTGTCCAGCGCGCTGCTCTGCGCCTCGATCACCTCGGGCAGCGACTCGTCGGGGAACGTGACGCCGGGCG